TAAAGTTTGCATTCTTGGGTACTTCAAGGGGTAGAAATCCTGAAGGAAAGTTTGTACTTGCACCCTGTACTGCTTACTATCTGACTCCTGAATTTGCGGCAAAACTTGTGCAGATAAGAACTGCACGGTGGAGAATACCCACTGGTGATACGGTAGGGATATATATGAATGTTGATGGATATATGCTTTCTGAATACATGCACTTCCTAAAGACAGGAGGAATGTTAGTCAAAGACTACAAGGAGTATTCAAAGCAAATCGTAGACGATGAAATTGGAACAACGATAGAGCACGGACCATGAAGAGATTGATATACCAAGTTTGCCTTGGCAGACAGGGTAAGAGTAAATTATACCAGCACTGCATTGACAGTGTAGCACGATACTGTGAAAAGCATGACATTGAGCATCGAGTGCAGAGAACACCTATACTCAAGATTCGACCAGACATCTTCTCAACCAACCGTAGCGAAGACTCTTACATGAAGCATGGCGGGTTTCTTCCTATCTACGAGAAAGAGAATGCCTTTGATCTGTTAGGTGAATATGATCAGATCGCAATCGTAGATGCAGATATCTACATACATGACCATGCTCCCAACGTCTTCGATGAGATAAACCCCGACACTGCCTATGCTTGTGTGTTCGAGCGAGAGATGCCGATTACTGAAAAGTATGCTTCCAAGATTAGAAACTATTCTCAGATGCAGTACGGTACACTACACTCTAATCGCACAGACTTTAAACCTAACAGTCTAGGGTTTGAGTTTGCGAACATGGGTATGATTATCCTACAGTCAAGAAACTTCTTGCCATATCTACGGGGACAAGATGCCAAGTCTTTTATCAACCGAATGGAGTTCAAGGACTTTGTTGATGGACAGGGAGCATGGAAGTGGTCTACGGATCAGACCCTACTGAACTTCTTCCTCAAGAAGTATGATGTGCCTACTCAACACTTGGGGTGGCAATGGAATGGATTGTATGGTGCGAATACTCGAATCAATGAGTGCTTCTTTGTGCACTTCTTCCTGAAGGATCTGCTACCTGAAGGTGGTGAAAATGTACAAGCATTAATGGATACACTATGAAAGGATTTGTGATCAAACTCAACAAGCGGCAGAACTCTGAAGTCAAGGCACTGCGCAACTCGATCAAAGAGACCAAGAGTGACATCCAACTCACGACGTTCACTGCGATTGAACCCGACACGTTCGAAGCAGGACTGAAGCGACTGAAGTACCTAGACCAAAGAGATTGGCAATGGACTTGGCCAGTCAAGCAAAACCAAAACGGTCTTGATATGAAAACAGGTGTCTACAAGTTCATGTATGCGGCGGCAAACCAGCACAAAAAGGTTGCCACTTCATTATCGCACGTGTTGCTCTGGGACAAGGTTGCGATGATGGACGAACCTATTGTCATCTTCGAAGCAGACGCATATTTGACTCGCCAGTTCAAACCTGTTGACATGGGTGCCGCAGATGTGGTAGGATTAAATGATCCACGTGGTGCAACTCGACGTGCAAACCTGTACCACCAGATGGTTTCCGGAAGGAAAGGTATACAGAAGGTACCGACAATTAATATGCTCGATGAGCATCCTATGCCACAAGGTCTGGCAGGACACTCTGCATATTACATCACACCAGAGGGTGCTAGGAAACTACTAGATAAGGTAAAGGATTATGGTATGTGGCCGAACGACGCATACATGTGTAAGGAACTGTTTCCTTGGATACGAGTCGTCTACCCATACTACACTAAGATACAACTAGGATACATGTCAACGACAACGAGATAATCATGAGAGCATTTGTTATTACGATCATGGACAACCCCAAGTCTGTGGAGATGTCTGATCGATGTATTGAGTCTTGCAAGAGATATGGTCTGAACGTAGAACCATGGGCGGCAATCACACCTCGCAGTCCGCAGTTTGAGAGTCTGGTAGAGATGCGAGGCATCGATCCGGATATGTTTACCAGTAAGTGGTCACGGCGAGACAATGCAATTGCTTGCTTCCTATCGATGGCAAGTCTATGGGATCATGCGGTTGCGTGTGATCAACCTGTCCTGATCCTTGAGCATGATGCTGTAATGACCGGACGCATACCCGACGACTTCAACTTTGGATGGGTCTGTACTCTGGGTAAACCTAGTTATGGCAAATACAACACACCCACCAAGATAGGCACAGGAAGACTGGTGCAGAAACCATACTTCGGTGGTGCCCATGCCTATGTGGTCTCACCTGAAGGGGCACGAAGACTGCTAGAGAAAGTGCCAACACACGCATGTCCGACTGACGTGTATCTGAACGTAGAGAACTTTGGTTTTCTCGAAGAGCACTACCCATGGTGCTTCAGGGTGAATGATTCGTTCTCTACAATCCAGCAAGAGACGGGGTGTCTGGCAAAGCACAACTATGAGAAGGGGATTGAAATTGTCGAACCTTAGTCTACTGACGGTATGCACAGACGCATACCCTATGATATACGCACGTAAGATCATCACACGGTTCAAGGAACTGACAGAGTATAATGTGAATGCGTACTGTATCACTGACCGTCCGGATGAGATCTCTGATATCGCAACACCAATCGAACCACCGTTCGGTGCTGGCAAAGGTTGGTGGAATAAGATGAAGGTCTACGACTCGTTCTACGAGGACGACTATGCTGTTTACCTAGATATTGACAACGTGCTGATCAAGGAGTTTGATCAGGACATCCGTCTTGCTATGTCTGCTTTGCAACGTGATGACACCAAGGTTGCCTGTGTTAGCGATGCCATAGGTTGGAAGAACAATAAATATAGTTCATCGATGATGGTTTTGCGTAAGGGCAAAATGCAAGAAGTATGGCAACTGTTTGAACTAGAGAGTTGGCGGTTGTGGGATTATGATGGTGGCGATCAGGTGTGGACTGGACGACTACTCGAAGAGTGGGCACCTAGTGGTGTAGCAAAGATCCACTACATGGATGAGTGGAACAAGTATCTGAAGATGAACCTGAAGTTCCACCTTGGAGAGAAGATCATGGGACAATGGAAGTTCCCATCATATATTCCACCACAATGCAGTATTGTCGATTGTGGAGGAAGACCGAAACCACATGGACTTGATAACTTGAAGTATATAAAGGAGAACTGGCACGATGTTGAGTAAATTATTATTTGCATTCATCATTGCGGGTGCGGGTATGGGGTACATTTACTACCAGACAACCGAATCCAAGATGGCAGATATGCAAGCACAACTGCAGACACAGGCAGGAGTGATCACTGCTTTCGAGACCCGTCAAGCAGAACAGGTCAAGACTATCGAAGCACTACAGAATAATCTGCAAAAGACTACTGAAGCAATGCAAGCACAGAGCAAGCGAAACGCAGAGATTGAAGGAGAGATGCAACGCTACCTCTCTATCTTTGCCCGTCACAACCTGTCGAAACTTGCGGCAGCTAAACCGGGTCTAATCGAAACACGAATCAACAAAGGAACGAGCAATGTTTTCAGAACGATTGAGCAAGACACTACTGATATTGACGCTATTGACGATAACTAGTGGTTGCACTACTATAGGTCTGCCTTGGGGTAAGAAGGAACCACCTGCACCGATTCCTGTAGAGATTCGGACTGTAGAGGTACAGATTCCTATCACGCACCCCACTATGCCCCGTGCGATCTCTCTGCGAGATCCGCAGTGGTATGTGGTATCGGACAAGAACATCGACACGTTCCTCGAAGACATTCGTAAGCGACACGAGGGGCAACTTGTCTTTACAGCAATGTCTGTAGGAGACTATGAGTTGATGGCATACAACATGCAGGAAATCCGTCGCTATATAAATCAGTTAAAAGAAGTTGTGGTATACTACCGCACTATCAATACAAACGAGGAAGAAGAGAATGCAGATTCAGGAACCGAAGGGGATCAATCTGAGGAGTCTGGCACTCCAAGCAGTCCGTGATTATGCTACCGGAAACATTGAGAAGCATCGATATAACGTAGAGGTCTATCTAGCAAATCCTTCAGGTATCGGAGAGCATCCCGATGTCATGGAGTCTATCCAGTCAGAGTTGCATAAGATCGCAGAGTACGACGATATTCTAGAAGTACTTGACAAATACTTTGGAGAGTTATACTATGAGGCATAATAAGTACGACGTTACTATCATCAAGGTGGTAGATGGTGATACCGTTGATGTGGACATCGATCTAGGATTCGGTGTCACACTCAAGGACGAACGTGTACGTATTATGGGTATAGATACACCTGAGTCACGCACTAGTAACAAGGTAGAAGATCTGTTTGGTGAAGCGGCAAAGGCACGACTAAAGCAACTCATGTACCTCAAACCTCGACTGATCACCACCGAAGACAAACACGGTGAGGACATGAAGGGTAAGTTCGGACGCATCCTTGGCGACTTCGAAGTCTATGATGCTGAGAATGATCGATGGGCATTAGTCACAGAGATCATGATTCGAGAAGGACATGCAGTAGAATATCACGGCGGGTCAAAAGAGGAACTGCGTGGTAAACATGCAATGAATCAGTTGCGACTCTTGCGTGAAGGTGTCGTGACACAGGCAGATTATGATAAAGCACTTCATATGATGAGGAATCGATAAATACTATGAGATGGAATGTTTTGGGTAATGGCGACCATGCTTATATGTTTGAGCGTGGCACCAAAGGCAAGTTGCTTATCTGCAACATGCCACCTTTTGAGATACCTAATAAGGAAGTGTTTGCGACCTGTATGGTTGACTTCAAAATGATGATGGCACTTGCTGAAGGTCGTATTCGGTTGGATATGTACGACTGGATTCTTGGTACCCGTCCAAGGCATTGGATGGAAATGCAACCTACATTCTATCTCAGGTATGCTCCTAAGATCAAAGCAATGCATACGCATGTACCTAAGTATGCACAACTTCCCGGTCAGTCGGAGGCACAGGCGGCAACGAACTATAGTTGCGGTCACATGGCAGTGGACTATGCATGTCGTGTACAGAAGGCAACTGAAGTACACATCTATGGTTTCGACTCTATGTTCGATACCAGTCTTCGTAGTTACACTGACTTGTTGTTAGAGTCAGATCGTAGTCCGCAAAACACACATAGACTTGCGAATAACTGGAGACCTATCTGGCCAAAGATGTTCAAAGAGTTTAGCGATACGCAATTTGTATTGTACCACAGTCACGACAGGATCAAGTTTCCTGTTGGAGATAACGTAGAAATCATAACAGGGGGAAAGTAATGGAAAAGGTAAAAAGTTTTGTTGTAAACACATGGAAGGATCTCAAGCACTGCTGGCAGATCTATCCTAATATTGTTATCATTTTAAGTGCAGTCTCATTCGTCTTAGGAGTTGTTCTTGTATAAATAAATACAACAACAATAAACTCAGTCGGGAAGACGATGCAAAGGTTCAATCATTTTATTACAGAGCAAGAGTATCTTCAGGGTGAAGCAGAAGCACTCATGGAGAAACTCATCACCTTTGGTGGTAAGGCATATCCGAAGTATGGCAACATTGTTGTCATGGCAGGTGGTGCTGGTTCCGGTAAAGGATTTGTTCTGAGTAATCTGGTTGGTGTTGAAGGTAAAGTCTTTGATGTTGATGAACTCAAAACGTTGGCATCAAAGACTCCTGCTATCAAGAAGCGTGTAGCAGATGAACTTGGTGTGGACATCGAGAACCTCGCACAGAACCTCAAGGATCCTGCGAACGTAGGTAAACTCCATGACATCATGGGCGACTACCTGAATCTCGACAAGCGCAAAGAGCGAGCATTCTACCGCTCTGTTATTGCGGCACCCGCAGACCGTAAACCCAACATCATCTTCGACATGACCTTCAAGGAGTTGCGTAAACTAGAGAAGGTTGCACGTGATGCAGAGAAACTGGGTTATGACAAGAAGAACGTCCACATCGTATGGGTGGTCAATGACATCGAAGTAGCAAAGCAACAGAACAAGGCACGTGCACGTACTGTACCGTCAGAGATTCTAGTCAACACTCACCGTGGTGCGGCAAACACCATGGGCGACATCATCAACATGGGAAACAAGTTGAAAAAGTATATGGATGGAGACATCGTGTTCGCATTCAACAAGGTCGGTGTTGATGCATCACTTGTTAAGTCAGGTAAGGGTGGTTCGTATGTCAAGGACGCAAACTACTTCTACGTCAAACGTGCAGGAAAACCACCTACGTCTGTAGATAAACTAGACAAAGAAATTCGTCAGAAGATCAAGTCATACGTTCCGAAGAACGTAGACTGGAACTAACCTTTGTAGCAGTGAATTGAATTGTTCAGTATGCTGTACTGAATGTTCTTATCTGCTTCTAACTCTTCTCTGAACTTATCATCCCATATGCTACGGATTGCAAATACGTCACTCAAGTAGTAATCGTTGGGTTCAGACACACCCGTTTGTAGTGGTTGAGCACCATACCGTAAATCGACAAGATCAAACGTCTCAGTACAATAACCTGCAAACACACTCTTGATGTGATGGTACGATAAAGGTTCTTGATCTGGTTCGTTATTGGGCACACCAGCAAGCACAACGCAATCATACTGTGTGTCGGGTAGCATACTGATTTCTAGATCAGTTCTGCCTTTTTTGTATTGCTTGTTGCAATTAATCAAGTCACACTCATATCGTCTGTAGAGTGCGTTCATGAGACCACGATGTTTTGATTCTGGTGGTGCTAGAGTATGCATGTCGAAAGTACGATATCCATATGCCATACGCATGATCGGGAGAAACTGCAACCATACGTTAGGATCAACCATGGTGTCGTCTCTGGAGTTATAGGTCGGTGACTGGTGAAGTACTCTGTCCATCTTGCGATTGATGGTCCATGACTTTTGTCCACGATTGTAGTGACCTACGAAAAGGATCTTCTTATATCCCTTGATTGCCAAGTAGTTGAGGAACATAGGGCAGTAGTTGAACACATCGTTGACCGTGTGTGACCAACGATCTTTCCATCGAAGCGTAAGATCGTTTGCTCGAACTTCACGGTCAATCGTAAAGTTTAGTCTACCCCACTCAGTCTGCTTCTTACCCTTGTGGATATACTTACTAGTAGTAGTATCTGTAGGAGACCTTTCGACAGCGATCAACTCATTTTTATTTCTATGGTTCATGGATTACCCTTGATAGATTTTTTGTATGTGGTCCTCGAACTGTTCGATCTTGTCCAGTCGGTTTGGCCACAAAATATATTCCTTCTCAGGATTCTGCTTCAGGTTGTTCAGTAGAGGTTGTATCGCATTGAACAGTTTATCCAGTCTATCCTGAGTGGTCTGGGCACTGCTTGATGCTGTCTCTACTTGTTGTGTTGCCTGTTGTACTGCGTCTATCTCAGATTCATCTGCGAAGGTGAATCCAAAGTCAAACATATCATCACTCATATTTATACCTTTCGACGTGATTTTCTTTTATTTATATCTTGACACTGTTCTAACTATCTGGTATACTGATCTAAGATCAGTGAGGAGAATACTATGTCTAAGATGGGTAACTACGTAATGGCAGTACAAGAGATCGTTGAACCTATGGTGTACAACGGTGCCAGCAATGCCGCAATCATTGAGGCAGTGAAAACAGTCTGTCCGGATGCGACAGATCAGTACATCCAGCAAGCAATCAATCAAGTGAGGCAGTTCATGTATGGTAACCCAATATAAGGAAGAGGGGTGGTGCCACATATCCAATTACCTATCAGAGCACTGGACCATGATAGTCAGTGCTATTGGTTTGGAAATGAGGCACAAGGTATCTGAATATTCTAAATGGAAAGGTATTTCGTGTGCTGGTCGATTTGACTATCGACTCACAGAGATGTATACTTCAATGGAGATGTACGCACTCGCAAGGCAATTCCTTGGTGATGAGATGTACTTCTTCAACGATCAGATAGTCTACAAGCTACCGAATGAAGAATCGTTTGCATTTGAACCACACTACGACAATCAGTATGGTCCTAACGCAGACAACGAGATTCATACAGTGAACCTATGCTGTATTCTCGATGACTTTGAGTCGCCCTTGAATGTGAAGGGTAAGGATGGTTGGATATCTTTGTATCCGAAACGAGGAGACGTAGTTGCCATACGTGGAGACACTTACCATGGATCTCCCGGAAATACTGGGAACGCACGTGGACTATATGCTTGTGTCTATACGGAGAAACCTTTGTACATGGAAGACTTCTATTACAGTAGATTCACTTCGAACGATATACGAAAAAGTTATATCGATGTAGCAAAATATTCTAAAAAAACTCTTGACTTCAATACAAGAATTTGAGATAATTACTACGTAATTTGAGATGAGGACTTGATATGACTTACGAAGAAAAGATTGCGATGTACGATGAGAAACTCAAGTACGAGGTGTGCCCAATGCGCATTCGCCAACTTGAGGGTCGCAAGTACACTTTGATGTTCGAAGAAGTCCAACGCCGTTTGAAGGAGGAAAAGTAATGCCAAATGTAAATGTTGTTTATGGTGCCTTGGGTACACGGTCTATGTTCGCAGGTATGGATCTTACTTGCGAGATGGGTGTTGCCCATGCACTAGGTGAGGTTGCACCGATCCACAAGTCTGTGACTCATGAGAAGGGTGTCTACGAAGTGCGTGACCTTCTGCTCTATGAGAAGCACATCAAGTACGATCTGATCCTTCGCAAGATGCTGGAGGAAGGTGTTATCGATCATGACACCAAGGTTCGGGTCGGTTCTAATGGTCGATTACGAGAAGTTTATCTTGTCAATGAGAAGGAGGCGTATCGCTGTTTCGGTACGAGTTATTATGGCATCTACACCCAAGGACAAGCAACCGAAGAATAATCCGGTTGCCAAGTGGGGGAGAAGGTTCAACCGTGCGACTGTCATGGTTGACCGTAAGAAAAAGCAAAAGAAAAACAAAGCCCGTGGCAATATTTGCGTATGGGATCTGGAGAAAGAAGGATGAACATATTTGCACTAGAGTACGATCCGGAACGGTACAATCCGTTCCCTGAACCTGTAGAGTCTGCGGTGTCGCAGTGTGATAAACACATTGTCAAGATGCCGCTAGAGTCTGCACAAATGTTGTGTACTGCTCACCGTATTCTAGACGGTGACGAAGGCAACGAGGATCTGTACAAGGTTGCTCATCCAAAGCACCCATCGACTCTGTGGACAATGGAGTCTATGGGCAACTACAACTGGCACTATGCACACTGGATTGCTCTGTGTGAGGAGTACACCTACCGCTATGGTAAGGTGCACAAGTCCGAAGAGAAGTTCCGTGCACGTCTGTGTGTGCCACCTGTGAATATCCCTAGAGGGACAATCACTCCGTTCAAACTAGCAATGTCTCAGTTTCCGGAGTGTGTGGTCGAGGGTGATCCGGTCAAGTCCTACCGGAATTTCTACAAGACTAAGCAGTCTCGTTTTGATATGAAGTGGACTAAGCGTGAAGTACCAACATGGTTCTTGACAAGTTAAGAAGGATGATATATAATGTCAACCATACAGCAATTGAAGCAACGCTCTATTGCGGAGCAAGACAAGATGCTTCGAAAGCAACGGGTTCGTGATATTTTACTTGAACGTGAGATCGAAAGGATTGAGGAATGTACACTGAGAAAGAGTTCCAAGAAGCGTTAGAAAAAACTAAGGCAGTCTTGAAGGACACCTATGTCAACAACATTATCTACATGCAAGAACGCATGAAGGAAAATGCTGAAGAAAAGGAGTTGAAAAATATTGAAGACTTGATCATTGCGAATGAGCGAATGATCGTGTACTTTGATGAAGGTGATGAGTGGGTAAAACAACTGCATGAAGATGCACAATCAGGAGCAAATAATGGAACAGGTGATGGACTCGGAGATGACTCCGGAGATGATGAAGGCGAAGTCGCTCGAATCGAAGAGGCAAGGAATTCTTGAGGCACTGAGTGAGGGTGTAGTACACCTGCAGTTCAAGAAAGTAAACGGCGACCTACGCAACATGGTTGCTACCCGATGCTTTGATCGGATCCCCGAAGAGAAGCATCCTAAGACTGAAGACAAGCGGGAACAGAACGAAACGATTGTCGTGTTGTATGACCTTGAGGTCGAAGACTGGCGATCCTTCCGTGTGGAGAACCTTGTCGAATATCGGTGTGATGCATGGCAATAAAGCGAAAGCGAAAACCTATGACACCAGAGCAACGTGCGGCGGCAAGTGAGAGACTTGCCAAAGCACGACTTGCTCGTGGTCATGATGGATCTAAATCTGTACATCCCCTACTCAGGGAGATGGACGAAGACCACGCACTTCACTGGAAGAAGGTGAAGCAGTGGATCAAAGAAGTCAGTGATGAACTTCGAGCAAAGAAGCACCAACGTCTCTCCAAGGATTCAAAGGAGAGACAAGAGTATCAAGTGTTGGAGGTCTATGTTGCCAACATGAAACGTTATCTAGAGAGTAGTATTTGGCTGGATCATAGATATGGTAGACATCGAGAAGGTAAGATCAACACCCTCGTATACAAGATGGCATACTACCCGTCTGGTCGTCCCAAGAGAACTGTGGGACACTTCTACTCAGACTGTGGTGAGTACACCAAGGAGATGAAAGAGCATGACGATAGAGTTTACTCTTCCGAATCAACAAGACCCTACGCCCCCCGAAGAGAACTTCATGAACCGGAAGAGGTTCTCGAAGATGGTGGAGACGATGGTACGGAGGGCAGATCTTAACTACATGGATGCCATCGTATATCTCTGCGAGGAGAACCAACTCGAAGTCGAGGATGTCAAGAAGTATCTGACACCTTCGATTGTTGAGAAACTAGAGGGTGAAGCAATGTCGCTAAATTTTCTAGAAAAACAAAATACTCTTGACGTTTGAGTATAAATATGTTAGAATACCTTGGTATTCACATACACTGTAATACAACTGCATACGCTGAACATACTGGAGAAACTATATGTCTTTTGCAAACCTCAAAAGTCGGTCTACCGACATCTCAAAACTTGTCTCTGCCGCTCAAGAAGCATCTGGTCAGAAACAGCAAACCAATAAGTACGTAGACGAACGTCAGTGGAAACCATCCGTCGATGAGAACGGTAATGGTTATGCTGTCATTCGCTTCCTTCCTGCATTGGAGGGTATGGATACTCCGTGGGTACGTTATTGGGATCACGGGTTCAAAGGACCAACTGGTCAGTGGTACATCGAGAAGTCGTTGACTACCATCGGTCAGAAGGATCCTGTCTCTGAACTCAACTCACGTCTATGGAATACTGGACTCGAAGAAGATAAGGAAACTGCTCGTAAGCAGAAGCGTCGTCTTCACTATGTGTCTAACATCCTTGTGGTGAATGACCCTGCGAACCCTTCCAACAATGGTCGAGTGTTCTACTACGAGTTTGGTAAGAAGATCTTTGATAAGATCATGGATCTTATGCAACCACAGTTTCCGGGTGAAGAACCCGTCAACCCTTTCGACTTCTGGAATGGTGCTGACTTCGAACTGAAGATCCGCAATGTTGCAGGTTATCGTAATTATGATAAGTCGGAATTCAAGTCACCTGCACCATTGTTCGAAGCAGATGAGACCCGTCTCGAAGCAACGTACAACCAGCAGATCGACTTGAACGAGTTTGTTGATCCTGCGAACTTCAAGTCATTTGCAGATCTGGAAGCACGTCTTGGTCTTGTACTAGGCACTGCTGTCGGTTCGAATGTGACTGCGAAGAATGAATCACTGACTCAAACAGCAGAGGCAAGTGTAGGACGTTCTGCACCTGAACCTGAAATTGTTGCGGCACCCGAACCTACGGTTGGTGCAACGGATGATGAAGACGACACTCTGTCGTACTTTGCGAAAATGGCACAGGAGGACTAAACTATGTTTGGTTTTTTGAAGAAGTTGTTTGCACCGCCTATCATTGAGGCACCCGTTGTCGAATCGCCCGTAGTGTATACTGCGGACGATCTCAACAAACTCACTAAGCTTGAACTAGAAGCATTGGGTCGGGAACACGGTGTTGAACTAGACCGACGCAGAAAGAAAGCAACCCTAGTTGCAGAGTTGCTTGAGGTTCTTTAACTAGCAAACGACCAAGACCTATCGTTCAAATCCATGGTCGGTAGGTTTTGGTCTATCACTGCGGCAGTCTGTGAAGTATTGTTGTTAGTGACATTTGATTGTTGTGGTGCATTGACCATAACACTTCCTACTCCACCCTGTACTGCATTCTGTCTAGACATAGTATCTAGATCAGTACCCCTATCGTTTCCTGTCCTTTGTGCTTGTTGTTCACCGATTACTCGTAGTTGCTCTTCTCTTCGAGCAGATCTTGCCTGTCTCCTCTCGAACGCATTCATTCCTTCATATCGTGAACGTCCTTCATTAGGTCGAATGTCAGGAGTTTCTTCCACAGGTTTCTCGACACGCTTACGCTCAACAAACTGAAATCCGTCATCGTCAGTTCCGGTAGTCTCTACCACACCAACCTCAGTTGCCTCACGCTGTTGCTGTCGTCTCTTCTTCCTATCCTGTACGAGTAACTGATATTCCTCTGATGATGTGTCGATACCATCTTCTTCGTCCATTACTTGTCGATATGCTTCATCTCGACTCATACCGCTTTTCATTTTTTCTTGTGCTGATTTTCGGAGTCTATCCTCTTTCTCTTCGTCAGACTCACCGAATCCAAGGAA